TAGGTACGGATATTGAAATTTAACGAGGATGCCGGAGCCGAACTCCGGCTAGATCACTGAAAAACGCAAAATCTCAGATGTCTATTTTTTCCCATCCCATTAGTTCAGGGAAATCATCATCAAAATCAAACTCAACAGGTAACGAGCAAGCTTCTAAAAATCTTCCGCTTGTGTACGTCAAGACTCTCTAAAACAACTCACCAGTTTCGGCGTTTTTTAAAAGCACAAGGATCTGGTCGTCCTCCTCAAAAGTGTGAGTGCGAGGATCGTCAATGTTTTCAAGTTCTAGTTTCATTTATTGGTCTCCGGTTGGTAGGGAGCGGGGAGGGCTCTAAAAGCAATCACATCAGAATGTGCGGTTCCCCATCTTCCCAGCATGTCGAAATAGTTTTGCTGCACGTAATCTGCATCCTCGTCTTTAAATGTCACCAGGTACTCTCCGCACTCCGGAGGATTAACCTCCGGGAACGGGTTCCATCCATCTGGGTTGTACTCAGGAAACTCTTCAAAATAGTCCTTGTCAACTCTCATAGAAAGTTTGAAAACTTCAGATTCCAGCGAAATGTAATCGGTTGGATCTTTCATTTGTTCTCTGCAACACGTTGCAATTCTGTCATCAGATACCACCAACTGGTTGATCTTGTCTTTTAAGGCAAGGTCTTTAATCTTCCACATTTATTTCTCCAAAAGAGAAGCCCCGCTCTCGCAGGGCTTATGGTTACTTATTTATTGTCTCCACCGGAGCGTCCTGAGATGTTCCAACGACCTCGCCATCTTCGATGTCTTTGAAATCCTCGACGCTGACGGCATTGATGTCGATTACGTCGTTCGGGTCGATCTTTTCCCCGGCTTCTCGTTTCGCGTCAACATTAGCCACCTGCAGAGCCTCAATTGAAACAGGCAAATATTTGAACAACCTGCGGATAACGGTCTTCAGGGCCATGGCCTCAAAATAGTTGTTCCAAATATTTTTACTCTTGGCCTTGGCTTTAACAGCCTCAACCTCGGCGCGAGACATGACCTCGAACTGGTATCCGCCTCCCTTGAGGTTAGCGACTGCGTAGACAAAGGTGATCGGTTTTTTAATGCGGTCGGCTTCAACACTTGGTACATGATGAATGTCCGGATGGAGGCCGAGTTGATAATTAAAGTCGTCACCTTCGTGGACTGCGAATGCGGACAGAGACAAAACTTGTCCGGATCTTCTTGCCAAGTCAATCATTCCGCGGTAGCCCAAGATTAGCTGGCACTGGTTACCGTAGGGGACAAGGTATGCTTGCCCAAGAGCAGACCCGGGTTCAAGTCCAAGCTGAGCTGACTGCATGACCGCTCCGAGGAACGAGGCCGGTGTGGTATTGAGAAGGGCTGGAGTTTTACGCAGTTCGGTCGCGGCAATTCTTGCCATCCGGTCAGCGCTCAGATGTTTTGGGACGGCCAAGGCGAGTTGCTTTTTAAACTGGTCGGAAAGGACCTGTTGAACGATCGCGGGAGCTTTCGTCTTTGGTTTTGCGACTGGTGCAGAAGGTGCGCCGACAGCGGCGGCGAGTTGGTCAGATGTGGACATAATTTAATTCCTATGAAAAAGCCCCTCGCACTGGAGGGGCTTGGAACATGAATAGAAAAGCCTCCGAAGGAGGGGGGCAGAGGTTTATTCTTTACTTTGAGCTTGCTCTTTATTTTTAAGGAAGGGTAAAAGCTCATGGAAGGGGCTTCCATGTACTTTTTGTTCAACGTATCGGAGAGGTCTTTCGTCCAAAGTCTTCAAGATGCTATCCAAGAGTTTTATTCTGAGGTCATCCTCCATATCAGAACCTTCTTCTGGGGGTAGTTGTTCTATCTCTTTTCTGAATCCCTCATATGCGGCGGCAATAGATGCCTTAAACCCATAGTCCTCACTAAGTCGGAAGCAGTATCCTATTTGTTTAGTTGAAACCCAAGCGAACCAAACTGGAGCAGCGATAGAAAGGACAGAAATCAGGATGTTCAAGAAAATAATAGATCCAGCCGCTTTTTCAGGTTTAATCAGAAGTTCCTGCATGGAATGAAGCCTGAAAAATGCTATGACTAGAGCGAGGACCAAAGAAGATATAAGGCCAAAAACCCACCATTTTTGCGTTGTGAATAAATCCTTCCTTCTGGTTTCAAACTCTTTAGCCAGTCCGGCAGCGGTTGCGGAGGTAAGGGCCTTTTCTGCATCTTTCAGAGTGCGTTGTATACGTAGTTCCGTATCGGAAATTTTTTGACCTATCAAGTTGGAAGATTTTTCAATTGAATCTATCTTCTCTTTTGATTTCGAAGCCTCTTCCAATAGATTTTCTAATTCGCCGAGCTTTTCATCTGAACGATCCTCCATGGCTTTGATTTTTTCATCAAAAAGCTTCGAAGCATCTTCTGTTTTATTATCTAGCTGATCGTAAAATTTTCCTTCATCCTCTTCTAGCTTTGTGAAAAGATCCTCGGCTTTTTGTGTGACTTCATTTTGTGTTACATCCATGGACGATTTTCTTTCCGCCACGTCTTTCGAAAAAGAAACGGTCAATTCTTCGATTTTTGTCTTGTTACCAAGCATAGATTCGAGCCAAGAAGACAAATCATCTATGTTTTCGAACTTTCTTTCAAACTTGTCCAAGGCGTCATAAAGTTTGTTTAATTTTTTCTCGGCAGATTCAAACCGCTTACGTTGTCTTTCAATCTCGGCTTGTGTAGGAGGGACTATAGGTTGTTCTGACATGGCAGTTATCTCGAAAGAAGAGTACCGGCGATAAACCCAATTGAGAAGAAAAGGGCTGCGACTAAAATTATTACTATTTCGTCCATGGTAATTGATTCCTTTAAAGTTTCAAGAGGGAATTTTTGGAAGAATCCTCGGCAGTAGTAATTACGCGCACACGCGCATGACGCGAGTGGAGCTCTCTTTTAGATAGTCAAAGTAATCATTCAGGTGTTCCTGTTTGAAAGAGTCTGAGTCGAAGCGCTTGGATGTCTGGGTCTTGTACGTCAAAACCTTCTTGCCGTCCAAAGTCAGAATTTCGTTGTCTTTCATGTCGATGGCGATCTTGGCTTTAACCGCGTCTTGTTGCTTCTTGAGTTCTTTAATTTCGCCATTGAGGCGAGCATATTCGCCGTAGTTAATAGCCAGATCACCTTGAGCTTCGATAGCTTTACCATTAGATCTCCCGTAGAGCTTTAGAACGTCCTCAATGTTTATCGGTTCCGGAGGCGTTTTAGTTAGAACATAGTTGTTCCAGAATGCAGAGCATTTTTCCTTGATGACCTGGAATACATCCGGACGAGCATCTACCCAGTACATCCGGAAATCAGATCCTCCGATTAGAACCGCGAGATACATTCCTTTGAGCTTAAGAATGCCGCAGTACCACTGAATCTGAGTTTCGTAGTAAAGCGGAATTACGTGCTCTGTTCTCAGATTGTTTTGTTTAATCTCGAGCTCCTGGCTCGGGCCCCAAAGGTCAGCGGTAAAAGCGTTTGCCGTCTTAGCCTCAAAAGCGACATCCGTGTTGATGATGCGCTCAACACCCGTGATGTCGGCATAGCGCTCAATCTCTTCGACTTTCAGCAGCGGCCGAACTTTTCCGGCAATCTCAGGATTGATAATTGCTCGGTCAATGTTTGCAATGGCCCACGGAGTTTCCGGATCAGCGAACTGGTGAGAAACCTTTTGAACTCTCTTGCCGGTGCGCAGCTGGAATTCTTTTGCGACCGTATCTTCGAGAACGGTTCCCCAGTAAGCAGGCTCGGACATTTCTTTATCTTCAGAAATCCCGAGCTTATCGTTCCAAACGTCCAGCGGCGTCTTCCACGGATTCAGCCCTAGAACCGCTGCAACGTCCGATCCGCCGATACCTGTACGGCGCCCCTTTAACCAAGCGGCTCTTTGTTCGTTAGTCATTTTCTTCTCCAATAAATAAGGCAGAGAAGGGGCCTTGAGGCCCCCGCGGGAAACTCTCCTTTTTCTGTCTCTTCGGTTTTACTTTTGTTGCGTAATACTCTCGGCCCTTCTTGTTGATTTCTTCTTTGTGCTCAAGGTAGTAGAGGCGCTTCCTCTCTTTCTCAGTGAGTTTTAATGCCATCCGTTTTCCTCCAGATACTCATCAAACACGGGCTCAATCTCAGGATGTCGTTCATCCTCACCGTTCTCGGCCAGCTCGTTGATGTGCTCATCGCAATAGCGCGGGATGTATTTCTCAAAGAAATTTTCAAGGAGCCGTTCATATTCGGCTTGGCGTTTTTCTTCCTGCCAGCTCAGTTGCCAAAGGTCACCAGGACCCGGGCAAGTTCTCGGAGTTATATGCATAGCAGCCACCGCTGAAAGGCATCGGCGCCCAGGACTACGGTCAACGTGCCGAAAAACAGGACGAAGGCGATCAGAGCGCAGAGGAAACATGCGAGATCGTCCTCTAACAGATCATCAAATTTTTTATTCATGATTGCCTCCGATAGGCACAAGGCTCCCCACCCGAGCTCCAAGGAGTTCAGTTTGTTTACCGCTCAGGCGGGGATTTAAGAAGAGAAATTAAGAGTTACGAGAAACAAGTTGTCTCATTCGGCTGATGAACCAAAGTGGCTCATGCCAAACATCGTAGAAGCGGGAGGCGTCAGGGCGCCCCTGCCTGTAAGCTTCTTTTGAAGCCCACTGAATTTGCGGCTTGAACAAATCATCGAAGTAGTAAATCAAAGACTTGATCGCCTGGAGTTCGTTGTCAGTGATGTAATGCTCACTGACAGGAATTTCCGGAATAGCCGGAAGCGGAACAGAACTCGAAGAACTAATCGTAAAGCTCGGATACTGAACGACGTAATTTTGTAGAGGAACTTCTCGCTCCTTTACATCAGGGACGTTGAAATCCGAAACTTTCAGGCCGTCAACGAATGCAAGCGCGGCCTCAAAATCTCTTTGCAGCAGGCAGGTGTAGCGCGGAATGCGGAAGCGTCTCTTGAGTGCTCGGTAAACAAAGCTGTAGTTCTTGTTTCCAAACAGGGCATGAGTTTTGCGCATCACGCGGCTGGAGAGTTCGTACTGTTGCTCGTTGGAGATTAATGCGTTGTCCTGCTCCTGAGCTGAATAACAACCTTGCTTTCGGATTGCCGGAAGAACCTCATTCGTGACCCAGCGTTTGAACTGTTTCGCTTTTGGAAGTTTCGAGCCGAAGATCAAGGCGTAGAGACCGCTTTCGTTTACGCAGTTGACTGTTTGCTTACGATTCAAGCGATCGTTCATCTCGAGTTTAAAGATGTCGTCAGGATCAACGTGGTTTTTAATAGCGTCTTTGTGGTTTGCGAAACCAAGAACATCACAAATTTGTTTAGCTATGAAAAGCGGGTTAAGGATATCGCCAAGAATCGTTAACGATGTGTTCTCAAATGTGAAAGCTAACGTATTTGACATTTAATGTCTCCACTAGAGTTTTAACCCTGCGACCGAGGCTAATCGGGTGAGCAGGAACAAACGGGTTAGCCTTACCGTCTAGTGGAACGGCGCACCGAAGTGCCCCGTTTGTTCCGCCCGTTAGAGACATTAGGATGGGGTAGCGAAACGCGACCTCATATAAACCCTAATAAGGGCGATGGCCTAACAATCCGCTAGGTCATCTCTTGTAGGCAAAACAAAAACCGCTTTCACGATCATTGGCGGCCTACACGCCACTAGAACTCGGGAGGCTAATCCCGTGTCTGTTTTTTTGCAGACAAGATAAGTTTAGCGACTTTCATGGAGACTTGTAAAGGCCTTAATTTTTAACATCTGGATAGATGTCTCGGTCAATCGTTTGCCACACCAGATCAGAAATGAAATTCGACGCATACTCTTTAAAGAGCGCCTTGACTTCCTTCTGGGCCTCAGCAGTCGAAACAACGTGAGCCAAATCAAGCGTTATCTCTTTCTTTCCATAGAGAAGAGCAGAGACCACAACGCGCTCTGCATACGCAAGAGCATCAGTGAGACAAATTGCAGAACCTCGTTCTTTCAAAATGTCTTCAACAGCAACATCAAAAATCTGTTTTTGTTCATCTACTAACAGGTCCATTTTTCTCTCCTTAAAACCATGTAAAAAAGACCACATTCAAAAGCTCCCCTAAGAGCAAAAATTGGAACTAACAAAATTGGTAAAGCCCGGGGAGCTTATGAAGATGGTCTGAACTATCAAGTTTTTCTTAATAGTTGTGGATAATAAAAAAAGCCCACCGAAGCGGGCTGATTAGATTATTTGTTCTCGCCATAATAATTGGGGCTGAAGCCAGCTGAGCCTGTGGCTTTTTATTCCTGATGATGTAATTGCTCAAGCAATTTGTCGGCTTCTAAAGCTTCGGATGACAGTTCTTGGATTCGCTTGAATTTATCCACTGATGTCAAACTACTGTTTCTTCGAGCGAACTCAATAAGATCTAGGTTGCGCTCTATCAGCGTTTCTAACAATCCTTGCATTTCCTCTTTAGTCATAGAAAGCGAGAGGTTCCCGCAACAAATCGCGCACGGTACATCTTGCTCTTTATCAGTCATTGTTGTCTCCTTTGATGTTCAATTCATTCAGAAACCCCTTCCGCTGCCGTTCACTGAACAGACACAAGAAAATTGACAGGGAAGGGGCTTTTGAATGAGCTATTAGAAAATTTCTAATAAGTGGGTTCTATAATCGATTTAGACGGACTGGATCAGGTTGACCCTAGTGATCCTCCCCAGACGGAATGCAGTGTGAGAACACTGAGAAATGCGTCTTAATGGCGGGCGCCGGAAACTGTCCTAGCGGCAGGCCGGCGCTTTTGATTTACTCCAAGCTAAGTATTCCTCAAACGTGACAAAGCTTGAAGAGAACTTTATGGCCTGTTCAATCAAATCAAGTTTGGTATCGCAATAAGTATCGAACGGCCGGCCAAGCTTGAACCCGCTGAGTATTAAGCCGTCCGCACTAAAGTCTCCGCTTTTATTCAAAGCACCGATGACGAAATCAATAAATTCTTGAGCTTGAGGACTTACCGGGAAAAGGCGATTGAGCGTTTCGTCCGGCAAGATTCTCTCTGCGAATTTAGTGTTGTTGAACTCGCCACAAATGCCTACAAATAGAACATCCTCACCGCAAGTTACGGGAGTGAATAGAACAGGAATCCAGCGGGCCTGATACTTCGGAAGACTGGGGAAAGGTATTTTCATAGGATTCTCAGCAATACCTGCGCAGGTAGTTGTAGATTTCATCAACTTCCCAGCCGCGTCCGAACTCGCAGGCATAATCCCAACAGTTTCCATAGTCGAACTCATTTCGTTTGGCCAACTCGTCACAGTAGGCCTTGGCAGCTCTTTTCTGCTCCAGTAATTCGAGCCGTTGTTTCTTCGTTAATTTCTTCGGTTTTTCCATGGTTATCTCCAGAGAAGAAGTGCTCGTCTTTCCGAGCCGCCACCCTCCTAAAATTGAATTGTCTAAGCTCAATTTCTAAGGAAGGAAAATGAATGTCTTTAACAAGTACATCCTCTTGGTCTCTGCTATCAAAGAGAAGAGGATCGTGACCTTTAACTACGACGGTCTGGATAGAGTCGTTGAATGCGCGACACTCGGCTACACCACCGCAGGAATGCCTGCCGTTCGTGGTTACCAAATAGAAGGAGATACGCATTCAGGAACAGTCCCTTGCTGGCGGCTGTTTTTGATCGACAGAATCCGCGGACTAGTTTTAACCGAAGAGCATTTTTACAGCGAGCCGCCTTTTTATAAAAAATCTGACCCATCATTCTCGCGAATCGACGCTGAGCTCTAGCTTCTGCTCCGCAATCACAAGGGCCGGCGGGAAAGGCTGGCTCATTGTTTACGGCACAATCGCTGTCGTGGACTATCTCTTTCATTGTCACTCCTTAAAAACAAAAGGACACTCCGATTAAAGCCACTCAAGAGATCTACAACTACTGACCGACCGTTCGGAATGTCCTTATGTTTGCGCTCTACAGTTTCTCTTGCGAGAGCGCTTAGCTCACCCGGCTTACGATGCCGAGCCGCCTGAGTTACTGTTCTTGGTTTTCATTTCCTCGTTTGGTTGGTTTCTCAGGACCTCAACGCAGTTTGCTGTTCTTGATACTGCGTGCATCTCAAATGCGCTATTTGTCAGAGGTCTCTAGCTGAAAAATGCTGACTGGCTTCCCTTTTACCTAAGTCATTCATTTCACTGACTGCTGGTGTTCGATTGTCTGTCTTCGCGTGACCAGCACCGCCTGCACTTGGCCGTTTCGAATTTTTTCACTAGCAGGCTCTTTTTCTACCTGCTGCGTCGGCGTTTAGTTCTCCATGGCGCCGATTCTGAAATTGTCTTTATTGGAGGAACATCGTCTTGTCCTATAAATTTGATAAGCAAATATTACCATATAGGTAATAAATTATGCAATCAATTAGGTTAGATTTTTGTTACCAAGACGATAAGATTTATTTGAGTTGAAAGTTTGTTGTTTTTCGGAGACAACAAAAAAGCCGCTCTCGCGGCAATAAAAAACCGCCCGGAGGCGGTCAAGAATGATTTCAGTGATTATTCATCAAATTCAAAGGGCAGTTGTCCTCCGAAAGCTAGAGAGAACCTTCGTTCGTATTCTTCTACTGACTGACTAGTTTTGGCGATACCGACAACCTGCCAAATATGTGCACGCAAAGCTGTTAAGCCAATTTCGTTGAGGAATTGGTGGAGTTTGTCGTATTTTTTGCCTTTTGATTCTTTTTTCGCTTCCTTGAGCAACGCAAGGAGCTTGCCATTGCTCTTGGCCAAAGGAAGGTAAATGAACTTCAACGTTAGATGATAATGTTCCCAGTTACGACCTCGGACTGGGACTGGTATGTCATAAAGCCTCTGCCATTCTGCGTATAAGTCGTCCGGGAACTCTTTCGACCATTTTCTTGCCTCTTCAAGGATGTACTCTCTGAAGGCCGCAATTACCGCTGCTTTTGTAGAGTTGTATCCAGCGAGCTTGTAAACAAGTTCTCTAATACCTAACTTGGCAGAGGCTTGAAGAATTATTGAAGCGTTTTTTACTAAAAAAGTTTGATTTGATTTGAGACGATTGTCGTCATTTGCCTTTACGATAGCCTGACAAATATCGATCAAAATTGTTACGTCGTATCCGTGAGCTTTTACTTCACCGCCATCTATATTTGTTTTAAAAACAATAGGATGAGAGCTATTTTTTAATAATTCACTGCCGGCATAATCAGAGATAAATTGGGTAGTTAGAAAAGAAGGAAAGGTATCTCCTCTAATACTAGTGAACCCCAAAGCCTGCGCCATTCCTCTTTGGCTAATTACTGCAGTATGAGCAGAATCGTTCAGAACATAACAGGGTATATCAAGTCCCAAGACTTCTTTGAAACTTCCTTTGTGGATGGCCTTAAAGCCTCCGCTCTTTACTAATGCTGCATTGCGTGCAATTTCAGATCTGCGCTCGGGAGAGAGTTTCTTGGCTCTTTCAACACCGCCTTTGGACTGCTTAGTTTTATCATCCATAGCAAGCACCTAAAAATATAATCTGCTTGCTTGATTGTAACTGATTTTGTTCTTTATTGTTAAAGGTTAATCAGTTACTTTTATGTACAAGAAAACCGCCTGGGGGCGGCTTCTAAGTTATGGGTAGATTATTTCTTTAATTTTTTAACTTCGTTTAGGAATTTTTTAAAGTCTCTGCCTATCGGCTGAGTTTTGTTGAAAATTTCGTATTCTTTGTGAGCTTTTTCTTCAGCTTGCTTTTTAGAAACCTGTCCGTTTCCTTCTAAAACCGGGAGGTCATTGAATGCCAGGAACTTATCTACAGACTGGCGCAGCTCGAGCATACTAAAATTCTTCTTGCGTTCAATCTGTCCTTCAATGTAATCAAAATAACTGTTGACGGAACGCTCTAATGACTTGAGCTCCTTTTCGTCCAAATAGTTTTTTGCAATTGTCGTATCTGATTTATTGACACGCCCCTCCGGGCTGTTAGACCACGTTTTCAAACCCATGTGTGGCTTCGTGTGGTCTGCTCTGGCATGAATAATCTCGGCGGCAGTTTGATTGTTGATGGCAAAGTGAAAACGGTTCTGAACAGTTGCAAAAAAGCGTCTTGCTTCCAATGAATGACTGTCGTAGTCGATGCTGCATTCCTTGAATATTTCAGTAACTTGAAGCCAGATCCGCTGTTCGCTTGCTCGGATGGAGCGAACTCGTTCCAGCAATTCTTGAAAGTAGTCTTTTCCAAGAACAGTCTTCGCTTGTTTTAGACGATCATCATCTAGGGCGAATCCTTTGATGATGTACTCTTTAAGAACTTGGGTTGCCCACTGGCGAAAATGTGTCGCTTGCTTACTGTTTACTCGGTAGCCGACTGCAATGATGGCATCCAGATTGTAGTGCTTAACGGAACGATTGACCGTGCGAGACCCTTCTTGGCGAACTGTCAAGAAAATCTTGATAGTTGAATCTTCATCGAGTTCTCCAGAACGATAGATTGCATCCAAGTGTTGCTGAACATTCTGAGTGGTTGTACCAAAGAGATCAGCCATCATCTTCTGAGTGAGCCACATGGTCTCATTTTCCACTAGTACAGCAACGACGGGGCCGTCATCAATATTGCCGTAAAGGACGATGTTTTTTTCTTCCATATTTTTGAAATTCGATGTTTTGTTAGCCACTTATTTTAAGACTGGTTAAAAAGGAATAAGCTTCATCGTTACCGGTTTTGGTAGCGGGGTTTTACCTGATAGGTAATCTTGGTTGAAGCTGTATTAACGCCTTAAAAATAAATAAAAAAAGTAAGCCGCCCGGAGGCGGCGTTTGTTATTTTTTTAATAATTGAACAATTACGATCGACCAACCTATGATGGCAACAACCAGCGGCACTAGGATTGCTCCTACTATCCATTTTGTTTGCTTTCCAATGGCCTCGGAAACATGGGTGAGTGTACGTTGATCGGATACGGCAATTTTTCCTTCCAGATCTTTTATGTCGGCTTTGGTTGCAAAGCTTTCCAGTCTGCCTTCTATGTACCCTAGACGAGTCTCATGTCCCATCATTATGCCCACCGAGTCTTGATCTCTTTGAGCTAATTTTATCTTATTCCCCTGATCGGCTTCCATTGCGTTTACCTTACTTGGTTATTTTTCCAGGCCTTGGCTTTTTTGATTAACTGGAAGTAGTCGAATCTCAATTCACAGCTGCAAACGTTGCACCTTAAACGCATGTAAACACTAGGAGGTTCATCTGAGGGCTTCAGGATAAATTTTGCGTCTCTCACTCCTTCAGTAACAGGAGGAGTTGTATACCTGACGGAGTTGGCCATTTCCAATGCTGGTTCTCCTACGCACATGGCCGAGCTCTCAGTGATCATGCTCCAGTCGTTACTTTTGCACCAGGGGCAAGAAGATCTATTGATTGCATTCAGATACTCAACGACTAATGGTGCATCACAAGAAAGAAATTGTTCTGTCATAGCATATTTCTCCAATTAATAATATTTGAAGATTTTTTCTAAAGTTCTCAGCAAGGGAAGTTCCATATCGGCTCCTTCTATCCATTCAGTCGTATCTTTTGAGATTCATGGAGTTGACGACGCGCCCCAAAACTTGAAGCCTAAATTCAACTTCTTTGATGGGAATCTCGAACGGCCTGTAAAGGGAGTTGTCTGAAATAAAGAGAACGGCTCCGGGAATGCGCTGAACCCGTTTCACATATAGATCTCCATCTACAAGAACACAGAAAACACCATCCCGCTTAAGATCCCTGTCTTGACGGTCCACTACGATCAAATCGCCATTTCTAAAGGTTGGTTCCATTGAGTCACCAGAGGCGGTTATGAGTTCATACCCTTGCTCCCTAATCTTGCTAATGTTTTCTTGGAACCAAGGCCGTGAGACTTGGATTTGTTCAACGAAGGCATCATCCTCATAATTCTGGATGCCAGCTGACCCGCAGCAGGCTTGGATGTTGATTCTTTTCAAGTTGATGATGTTGTCATCTGGCCAGTCGTCCGGAGTGTGGTTGGTGTCCATCCAGCCGTAACTGAGCCCTAATTTTTCTTCGATGTCTCTGGCCAGCTTATCCCCCATTTCATAAAACGTTCCATTTCCTCTATCAGATCGGTTTCTTATCTGGCCCAGCGAAGGATGATTTCGTTTCCTTCCTAACTGTTCGTTCAGCTCCGCAATGGAGCCAGCTCTACTGACGAGTGTATTTAAGTTATCTCGACGAATTTCAGCGACTGTTTTCATAGTTATCTCCTTAGGCACAGCTTACCAAATTGATAATTGACAATTACCAATTAGATAATGATAAAATCTAACCAAATAGGTAATGGTGGTTTTTATGAAACTTGCTGAATTTTTTGAATTGACTGGATCGCCGTCCAAGAAGGCATTGGCTGATTTTTTAGGTGTTCCAGCCTCAAATATTTCAAATTGGATTAGGAATGAACGTCCTATCCCTTCCCGTCACTGCGCAAAAATCGAACAGTTCACGAAAGGTGCAGTGAAGATGGAAGAACTCCGGCCTGATTTTCCTTGGGATGATGCAAAGAGAGTTATTGCTGACCGGATTTCTTCCGTTTGAATAGGAGCGCTAAAAAATGCGTAAATATTCGAGCATTACACCCAAATTCTGGATAGGGAAGACTGGTCGGAAACTAAGATGCGATATTTCGGCCAAATTGGTGGCGGCTTATCTGCTTTCTTGTCCGAACAATGACATGACCGGAGTCTTTTATTGTCCGCTGTGCCAAATCTCAGCAGAAACTGGTCTTCCGTTAGAAGCCCCTTCGGTGCCCCTTCCAAGCCCCTTCCAAGGTCCTTTAAAGGGTATTCGAGAGGCTTTGGAGACCCTTCAAAGGGAAGATTTCGCCATTTACGACTATGAAAGCGAGTATGTGTTCGTCAAAAAGATGGCGCTATTTCAGATTGCTCCGGAATTAAAGCCAACAGACAAAAGAGTAACGGGTATTAGGACAGCTATTGAATCCATGCCTGATAACTTTAAATACTTGTTTATTAAAGAATATAACGAGTGTTTTAATCTTGGTTTTAAGAATATTCCTTCACCCGAAATTCAAGAATTCGGCGTTCAGACACAAGAAGGAGACGACCTCCCATCAAGCCCCATAGAAGCCCCTTCTAAGGCCCTCCGAAGCCAAGAACAAGAACAAGAACAAGAACAAGAAACATATACACGCACCGAAAAGAACGAAAAACAGTCGGAACTTGCAGAAAATTTCGCGGGGCGTGAGTGTGAAAAACCAGTTTCTCTTAAAACTGAAGCCATTGAGGAAGAACTTCCGCTTGAAGAGCAGGAGGCAAGTGTTTCCAAAAAGGAAATAGTTGAACCGAAGCCAAAAAAGGAAGTCAAGACACAACGCCTCCAGAAACCTGAGGAATTGACTGACGAGTTTTGGCAGGACTTTTTGGCTTATCGAAAGCAAAAGAAGGCGCCGGTAACGGAAAGAGTGGTTTCGCTTCTTCGTAAGGAAGCTAAAACCGCCGGCTGGAAATTGGAAGAGGTCATCAATGAAATGATGGTCCGCAACTGGACAGGGTTCAAGGCCGATTGGGTTAAAGACGATTGGAAAGATCCAAATGCTCATTGGGTCTCAGCAGCTGAATACAACAAAGAACTTCCTCCCGTCACGTATTCAACCGGTGCCAAAAACAAGTTCGTAGAGAAGCTCCATGCAGGCATGAGAGCCTACGACATCAAAGACCTTCCCAACAATGAGGAGCAGAGATGATGTTTGCCGCTGCTGCCGTTGTTCGAGACGATCAGGGTAGAACGTTTTACGAGCATCCGGACGCATTTACGACTACCCAGTTGGTCTTTTTTCCACGCCTGACTGACAGCGAGCTAGCTCTCTATCAGGCTGATGCGATCTACGAGGATGAAATTGAGGTGTTGCCCAGAAGACGGCCACAAGTTCCGACGGTGCTGTTTTCGTTCTGTGATGAGCCTAATCACATTAAGGCCGAATTTCTCCGAGGCAAGACTGTTCTGATCGACTTTATCGATGTTGACGATACGCCCGAACTCAGAGAAACCGTCCGTCGTTGGATGCTCGAAATTCCCAAATCCCTACCTGCCGCCGTTGTCGTCTCGGTGATGTTCAAAAACAAACAACTGATTGCATGGAAATTTGACTATGAATCCAAAAAATACAAGCGTTTCGCCTGAGCTGGATGACTACTGGGGCGATCCGACGGGCGGAGCCGAGATAGAAACATCGCTCGCCGACTACGAGAGCAGGGCGTACAAGTCTCCTGAGTTTTTTATCAACAAGGACGTTCTTGAGTTTAAGAACGACTTCCAGAACTATCTGGACGCGAAGAAGACTCATGTTGCCAAGTTCACGCTTCCCTTCACGCAAACCAATGAAGGCTGCATCGGTCGACCGATCGATTTTGAATTTCGTCCCGGAGAACTAACGGTGCTGGCTGGTGAAAACGGTTCCGGAAAATCTCTTCTGCTAGGGCAGATTGGACTTCACCTCATTTCATGCGGGGCTTCTCTCTACATCGCCTCCTTTGAAATGGCTCCGGTACGGACGATCGAAAGAATGCTCATGCAGACGGTCTGCAGCACTGATAAACGGATGATTGAAGAGCCTGACGTTGACCTCTTCTTCAAACAATTCGCCTCCAGGATGCGAATTTGTGACCTTCAGAGAAAGGTTTCTCCGGACGAACTTTTGCGCCTCCTTGATTCAGCTGTCCGTGACTACAAGTCAGACATCCTCTTTGTTGACTCTCTGATGATGTGTGTCAGAGACGACATGGACAAGAAGGAAACCGATTATGTGATGACCAAACTGGTGGAGTTTGCCCGGACCAACAATGTCCACATTGTCGTTGTGGCCCATTGCCGTAAGCGTGGCGATGCCAGTTCAAAAACTTACTCCGTCTTTGATTCAGCTTCAAAAGACTCAATCAAAGGGAGCTCCAACATCACGAACATTGCCTTCAATGTTTTCGTTTTGGCTCGTGATTTTTCCAAGGTGCAAAAGAAGGCAGAAGGAAAAGATGTCGATGACACCAAGCCTGATTTTGTTTTGAACCTGTGCAAGCAGAGAAACGGAGCTTGGGAAGGTTTCATCAAGCTTTGGAGAGACAACGCCAGTCTGAATTTCTGCACGTCGTGGACGCGTGTTCCAGTGAGGCCATGGCTGGATTTAACAAAGTCCGAGCCGGCGCCGGAACCCTACTTTTAGGAGGTTTTATGTCTGAGAGTGCATGGCAGATGCTGATGATCATTTTGGCGCCGGTGGTGTTCATCAATCTGGTGCTGTTTGGGCTACTCGTGAGGGCGGCGCTTCAGATCAGTAAGGAAACCAAATTAACCGATCGGTTAAAAAGGAGTTAAAGCATGGACGTTTTTGGATATTTTTGCGTGTACGTGCTCGGATGCTGTGTGATCGGTTGCTATTTGGCAGGGAACGAAATGAACTTTGATGTCCTTAATTTCTTCGCTCTGGTAGGTCTATCCGGTGGAGTCTTAAGCCTTATCGACTTTGCATGGTTCGCCTACTCAGGATCGAACATTGATTACAGCCTGAAGATTTTGGGGATGGTTATTGCTGTCGATTTCGTTTGTGCTTTCCGAAGGAAGTCTGAATGAGCGGGTGCTGCCTCTACTGCATTCATGCTCAGGCCTTCTGGATAGGACCCGACGGGAAGAAGCATCTTCCTCCAAAACAGTCCTTTGGGGACATGAACATCTACTGCCACCATCCGGACAAAGGCGCCGGCATCGAGTGCTATCCGATCTCGTTTGCTCGATGCACGGTATTTGAACAAGCAGGAGACGAGCAAATTCAACGCAGAAGAGATTTTTTCTCACAGTTTGAGCGTTGGTCTTCACACGCTCAGATCATCGCTCAACGGAACTCTAATGTTCTGGAAACGGCATCAAACAATTCAACCAAACAACAAAAATCCATCAGGAGGGATAAATGAAAAGGTTTTTACAAGCAAAAGGCAGGCTCAAGGTCGGTGAAATGAACCGAACTGAGGCCGCCTATCGAGATTACCTGGAACAACAGAAAAACTCTGGGTTAATTCTCAAATACTGGTTCGAGCGGTTCACATGGAAGATTGCCTCAAACCGATGCTCATACACGCCTGATTTTTTGGTCATGCGTCCGGATAAAACGCTAGAGCTTCATGAAGTCAAGGGATCCTTGAGGATCTTTGCCGATGACGCAAAAGTGAAATGCAAAGTCTGTGCTGATGAGTGCCCGATTCCACTGTTCGTCGTCACGCCGAAACCGAAGAAAGAAGGAGGGGGTTGGAATGTTCAGGCATTTTAACGTTGAAGCATTTGTTTTCTGGTGGCTCAATTCTGTGATGGCAATCTTCGCCCTTCTTTGGGTCGCTAAGAAGATTGCGGATTTTTTGGAGCACCGCGACAAGCTCAGGAAAAAGTTGGATTTCTTTGGGCTGTCAGCCATCGGGATTATTTATCTCTACTGCACGTTTAGTTACTTGAGGACTCTTGGATGACAGAAACAGAACAAAAACTCATTGATGATCTCAGACCTCGTTTGGACAATTGGCGGCGGGCATATCGTGACCGCGTTGTTAAAAACGTCTCAATTGCCTACGCGGTAGAGAGAGCTCTCGCACTGACAAGAAACAAGACGGATTTCTCTGAGGACTACACAGAGGATGATGGCAACAGCGGCATGAAGGCCCGCGAAGTCGACATGAGGGACGCGGATTTTCTCAATGTCGTTTGGCAAAACTTCTCGGCGCCGGGAACCGAAGTTCTCTCTATCGGAACCCATGGGTTGAATGTCCGGACAGCGAAACTGATTGTTCTGCTATATGTGTTTGGCTCCCAGTCTTCATTGAGCAAGGCAGGTAAGCGAATCTGGAACATCAAGCGGAGAAAGCTTGATCGGTGGACTGAAGATGCCTTGATATTTTTCGCTTTTCGAATTCGATATTTCGAACAAATCAACGAAAGGAAGGTTAAAGATGCTTTTTAAGATGAACCTATTTATTTTTTCTCGGAGTATCGCTATACTGACCTCGCTGTTGAACAACAGCGCGGGATTGGCGTCCCGCAAGGGTTTAGGCGATCAGTCGCCGAAAGGCGTTTTTTTATAGCTGATTGCAAGGGGATGGCGAAACGCCACCTCCTTTAAAAGTCTCTTATGAGCGAGGCTTTGGGAGTATCTAAAGATACGCCGTAACCTAAACTACGGGACGCCAATCCCAAAAGCCTTGCTCTCCACATTGGCGTGTGGAGACAAGTCCAAAAACTTGTTTAGGAGACAATTATGTCTAGTGCTTTATCTTTCACATTTGAGAATAAATCTCTTACTATTCTCGGCACAGTTCTTAACCCGCTCTTTGTAGCAAAGCAGGTCTGCTTAGCTCTTGGATTTAAAGATACTATCAATGCAGTTAAAACTCACTGCGACCCCGAAGACGTTTGTAAAGTCGAGGTTCAAACCAACGGCGGCAAACAGTTAGTCAACTGCGTAAACGAAAGCGGCCTGTACGCCTTGATCTTCGGCTCGAAACTTCCGAAGGCAAAACAATTCAAGCGCTGGGTCACGAATGAGGTTTTACCGGCTATTCGCAGGGCCGGACGCTACGAAGTTCCAACAGGTGACACGATCACCAACGCGCAACAAGTTGCCATCCAACAGGCAGTAGCAAGACGCGCAAAGAAAACGGCTGTGTACTATCAGACGATCTACCGCGCGATCAAGGTACGCTACCAAATCCCACGCTACACAGAACTCAAACAGTCGCAATTCGAGGACTGCCTGCGCTTTATTGAAACGGTTGACTTGAGCGTGCCCGAAGCTCCGACTACCACTCCTCCAGAGACCGAGAGGCCGCAAAGATACGTTGTTTACGCGGATTTCTTGAAGACCATGCAAGTGTTCTGCTACTACCAGCGCTACCTTTTCAGAAAACCTCTGATGCAGGCAATGCGGGTCATGCTGGCTTTGGATGTACCCGACGCAAGTAAACTTTGGGACGTTGTGAACAACCTTAATTTTGTTGAGCTCGAACGCTCGCTCGATGATCTCGGATTTTCAGTCAAAGACCTTGACTGTTACAAGCATTGGGCGTTGACGCACGCTGCCTAACAATCGAAATTTGAAACTCCGCCCCTCCAGCCCGAGGGGCTTCTTTTTGGTGTATAGTCAGAAGTAGACAATTTCAAGCCTGTTTGCCAGGCCGCCTAAAGGCTTAAAGATGACGGTTCCTTGCGGAGGAACCGGTGTGTCCGAAGAGAACGAGACACAGAGCGTTAAGTCAGGCGAATACGAGAGCTCCGATTCCGGGGCTTTTTTGTTATCTGTTGCCTCTCAGAGGTCAACAACCTGAGATTTTGCGTTTTTCAGTGATCTAGCCGGAGTTCGGCTCCGGCATCCTCG